CCTATGGCGTTAAGGTGGTGCTATACCGCATATACACTACATTCTTTTTAACACATGACGCGTAATGCGTCTTTTTTTATTGCCATTTTTAAAACTGTGTGATATGTTGAGTGTGTACTTAGGAGGTATATTGATGATTGATATATCTAAGCTGATAAAGGCTGAATATGAGTACATAAGATTAAATGCCAACTTTACAGAGCGAGAATTGCAATTGTATGAGTTGCGCAACAAACAATACACATATGAAACGTGCGCCGAGCTAATGAACATGAGTGTGTCGACAATAAAACGGATAGCACATCAGGTAGACCGAAAGATAAACCGGGTGATACAATAATGACACTTTGGTGAGCTGATTATGAGCGGATAACGAACTCGTTACCGCTCTTTTTTTATGCAAAAATAGGGTTATAGGAGGTGGCTTATGATTACCGACGAAATATTGGAACGTATTTTTTCTAGGGAAGATGTGGCAAAAGTGCCACTTATATATCAATCGACAATGATACACGCAATTGACGAAGAACTTGAAAAGGAGAAAACGGATGATAGCACAGACACCTTATCAAAATATGATTTATAGTCAGCCGCAAATGGCTTATACACCTCAAATGTACAATCCATGGACAACTAGACCGCAATCTCAGGTTCAGCCTATGCCAGTAGAGCAACCTCAACAAGTAATGCAGCCACAAGTAAAGCCACTTACAGGTAAGGTTGTTCAAACTTTAGAAGCGATAACGGCAAACGATGTTCCAATGGATGGCACCGCTGCTTTTTTCCCTAAACAAGATTTGTCTGAGATTTATGTTAAGGGATGGAACGCAGAAGGACAAATTGAAACAATCGTGTATAAGCCTGTTAGAGACACAAAACCGACACAGGCAGTAAATAATACTTTTGATGCAGAAAAATTTAAAATAGACCTATCAGAAAGCGTTACAGAGGGTATTACAACAAGATTGGATAATCTGTATTCAAAAATTGAAGAAATTGAAAGCAAACTAACAAGTTCTCAAAGAAAAAATTCGCGGTCACAAAGTAAAGGTGGTGACGAAGAATGAACCCAATTAACATTTTTCAAATGATGAAAGCTGGCCCACAACAGTTTATACAGCAGATGATGGGAAATAACAACGTAATGAGCAACCCTATAGCTAGAAATGCTATGCAGATGGCTCAAAAAGGAGATTCCAAGGGTATAGAGCAAATAGCTAGAAATTTATGTAAAGAAAAAGGAATTGATTTTGATAAAGCCTTTTCAGATTTCAAAAATCAATTCCCTTTAAGATAACTAATAGTATTCCCAATAGTAACCTTTGCATTTTTTGAACTGGTGCTTACAACACCTATGAATAGATGATTTTGATACATTGTATTTTAAACATGCATCAGAAATACAGTCAAACTTTTCAATTAATTTTTTATTTGAATCGTAAACTGCTACACCGATAGGACTAGATTTTCTTAACTGTTCAAGTCTGTTTGAAATGTCGCTCTTATCAAAAACAAATATTAAGCCATGAGTTGTTACGCTATTACCATCACAAGTACTTCGAATTGAACTAATTGGTATTTTGTTTGCCTTTGAGGCTTCAACAACACTTTCGTACGAATCAAAAAATACTCCGTTAAGGTTGTATTTATAAACTTTTCGTTTCCATAAGGCTTTTGAACCGTATTCATTATTATACTTTTTGGTACACCACTCAAGATTTGAAACTATATTGTTTTGCTTATTTTCGTCTTTGTGGTTTACACATTCATAATTATTAGGATTGGGGATAAAAGCTAAAGCTACAAGTCTATGGACTTTAAACGAATAGTACTTTTGATTTTTTGATAACTTAATACATTTGTATCCACCACGGTTTATAAAGGGTTTCATAATTTTTTCTTTAATATGGCAAACATTACCACGATGGATGATACATCTTGACAAAGATTTTACATTGCCAAGATTACTTACTTGATAAATGCCCTCAAAGTTTGGGACATCTTTCCAAATTTCTTGCATAAAAATAACACCTGTCCTTTCAGTGTGAAACGTCCTACCGGTAATGTACGGAAACTGTTAGGACAAACAGCTTATCGGGAGCTACCCTATCCGTACAAATATATTATAACACATTTTAATTAACTTTGATACTAATTCTTGCAAGATTAAGTATATATAAAATTTAGGAGGTAAAAATTATGTTTAATTCAAATTGCGCAAGCGTACCACTTGTAGCGAATGTCGACGGAAACAACGGAAGTGGCTTTTTCGGTGACGGCGGTGCATGGTGGATAGTTGTATTTGTATTATTCATTGCCTTTGGCGGCTGGGGCAACGGCTTTGGCGGTTTCGGAGGCGGTGGAAACAACGGAGTAGGAGCGGAAATTCAGAGAGGATTTGATAATTCAGCAGTTATCAGCAAGTTAGACGGCATTTCTAACGGACTTTGTGATGGATTTTACGCCATGAATAACAGCATGCTTACCGGTTTTAACGGCATTAACACAAACATTATGCAGACGGGCTATGGCATTCAGCAGGCTATCAATGCTGATACAGTCGCTAATATGCAGAATACAAATGCATTACAGGCGCAACTTGCAAACTGTTGCTGTGAAACAAGAGAAGCCATACAGGGCGTAAACTACAACATGGCAACCAACACTTGTGCTTTACAGAACACAATGAACAATAATACAAGAGATATTATTGACAGCCAGCAGGCAGGAACGAGGGCTATCCTTGATTTCTTAACACAGGATAAGATAGCAACACTTACAGCAGAGAATAATGATCTACGCAGAGCCGCTTCACAGGATAGACAGAACGCGCTTCTGACTTCTGCCATGAGCACACAGACAAATCAAATTATTGATGCAGTAAGACCTACACCGGTTCCTTCATTCCCAGCTTCTAACCTTTATGGTTATGCTTATGGATGTGGTTGCAATGCAGGCTGTGGCTGCTAAAAGTAGCAGCTACGTAAAAGCAAATAATTGAGTATCTTAATTGAGTTGAACTCGATTTTAACCGATTTAACTGGTTTTAACCGATTGAACATGATTATGTCTGCTATGCAGTATTACTTTTTAACCCAAGGGCAGACTGAAATATGTTTGCCCTTATTTTGTGAAAGAGAGGTAAAGATAATGGAGATAACAGGGATTGCATTACAAACAGTTTCCGCAGGTGAAGATGTTGCATTTACAGAAACACCGGTATGTGGTACTAAATGTATAGTTCACAGACAGGGAAGCGGGATTATTAAGCTAAGAGGCATTACAAATCAGTGCAAGGCAAGATTTTTAGTATCCTATAGCGGTAATATCCAGATACCAACAGGTGGTACGGTTGAAGCTATCTCACTTGCTATTGCAGTAGATGGAGAGCCTTTACAGTCAACACGAATGATAGTTACTCCGGCAGCAGTTGAGAATTTCTTTAATGTGTCGGCACAGGCTTATATTGATGTGCCTTGCGGTTGTTGCAGTACAGTAGCGGTGCAGAATACATCGGCACAGGCTATTGAAGTGCAGAATAGTAACTTAATCGCAGTAAGGGAGGCTTGATGATATGCATAAATGGGCTAAACAGATTATGGAATGTGTCAAGGCGAAAGTTGAAGCAATCGGATTGGATAATTTCGAGGGACAAAACCTTGACGATTTAAAGGATTTTACAGAAATAGCGAAGAACATAGCTTGCTTTGACAAGGATTACAGAATTGTTGAAGCTATGGAAAAACCAGAAGATAATGAGGACATTATGCGTATGGTTGAACAGTACGAAGATTATCCAGATAGAAGATTCTATGATAACTACCGCTATGCTAATGGCAGATTTGCGCCGAAAGGCAGAGGAACAAGGCACGGTTATATAGAGCCTCCTTACTATCATCAGATGCCAGACGATTATAGGACATGGGAAGATAAGCCAGTGCAGGAAAGAATGAGAGACCTTGATCGCATGAGTGGTAGAATGCACTATACAGAGCCAACGACTGCTACAAGAGACAGCAGAGAAGGCAAAAGTGGCATGATGAGGAGATCATACATCGAGGCTAAAGAAATGCATAAGGATAAAGACACAACTATGCAGGAACTTGAGAAGTACCTCAAAGGAGTTAGTGAGGACATTACAGATGTGATCGGCAGCATGACCCCGGAAGAGCGGTCGATGCTCAAATCAAAAATGTCTACACTTGTAACAAAACTGTAACAATTACACATGATGTATATAAGCGTGAGGGAGTGCAAAGTCGCTCTCTTGCGTTTTAAGGGGGCATATAGATTGAATTTTGAATTAAATGGTATTCGATGGCAAATTGTATGGGTAGACAATAAAAACTCGTTATTGAGCCGTACAGATGGCTCTATGAGCGTGGGAGTAACAGACATGAATACACACTGCATATATTTGGCTAAAAGTTTGCATGGGGCATTTCTGCGTAAAGTGATTATACATGAACTGTGTCATTGCGTCTGCATGTCGTATAACATATATATGCCGATAGAACAGGAGGAAATGCTGTGTGATTTTGTTGCTACATACGGCGACCAAGTATTTGAAATTGTTGATATATTAACAGGATATATGGGAGATAGAATGTATGGATAACATAGATAAGATATTAAAATATATAAGACGAACTAACCCAGAAATGACCCGGCAAAAGCTGATAGAAGAGTTAGGGCAATCGCACTATCTTGCCAAAGCTCTTGTTATTGTATCAAATCAAAAATAAAAATTAATTTTTCAAAAATTCTTATAAAAAAATATTCGGATTAATGTATACCCCCCCTATCAAATAATTCTGAAAATTTCGGACGGTCAAAAAATTTTTTCTCGGCTTTTCCTCAATTTCATGCGAGTTTTGTTTGGATTTTTGAACAGAATCGAAACACTTCAACGTGGCAAAGTAAAATATAACCAAAATCGGGATCAGCCACACGGCAAAAGAACACCGCCGACAGAACTTGTAATATGCCATTGTCGCCGCGATAGTTTTTGTTTACTGCTTTGAGCGTCGCTGTTAATAGATTTACACGTCCACACATTCAAAAAGCCTTAAAACGCAAATAAACGCGTTGTTATCTTTGCTCATACAACAGCAATATAAACCGGGCGAGATCCACCACCGAAAAACGGCAGCAGACAGGCGCAATTAATAAACCGCCATAAATAATATAATTGTATAGAATTGCACAAACAATTCACACAATTAGATATAAATATATAGTTAATAAGGCTATACATGAACAGCATAGCACACAAGCACCAGCATAGCAATATTATATTATCAAAGATCAGGAAGCCACCCGGCTGGAATCGAACTAGCCACGACCCACCAGGAATGGCAAAAGGGCGTAACTCGTACGCCCTTAATCAAATATTAATTATTAAATTCGAAAAACAAACCGTTTTTATTATAACAAGTTGTGAGCCTTTTCAACCCATAGAAAAAATCATAATTACAATCAAAAACCGCTTGCGCGCCTGTGTATATAATTACACTTCGCCCGTTATCCCAAAAAGAAAAATCTTTTATTTCCTCAAGTCCTAATACTTCAACAGCCTTTTCCCCGTAAATAAATGTAAATTTTTCCAGGTTTCCGCGGATTCCCCCAGCAGTTAAAGTGTCTAATTTTTCGTAAGTTGTCATAATCTCAATGCCTCCATATTTTTATATTCCCCTATTGGGTAGCAGCAAGGGGCGGTTCGATTCCGCCCGAAATTCCTTTAATTCTTGCCGAATTTATGAGAATGCCCGGCGGGCTATCTCGTCTAGTATTTTCTTTTTGTTCTCAACTGTTGGGGCAAGGAGCCAACCCGGAACAACAACATATTTAACACATTTAACGCCGTTATACTCCTTTTCCTGTCTCTCTACCTGCGGGTTAAGATCCATCGCACCAGTATAAACGCCCTCGCCGTCCAGTCTTGTAACATCAACGGCGATATATTCCGCATTTCCTCTGTATCCTCTTGACAGCTCAACAACTATCTTGTTGCCGTTTTTATCCAGATCAGTAAAAGTTATTACCTCTCTGTAAATCCTGCCGTCGTGCTGCGCTCTTATTTCCTCTGTGTAATTCCTCATTTTTTGTACCTCCTGTTTTATTGTGCCCTGTCTCGTCGGTGCAGGTGGGGCAGTTCCTGCAGACCGCCGGGGCGGCGGTTTCGACTATTTTCTTGAATAAAATTCTTTCGATGCATCACTTGACCAGTTCGGCATAATGTTTTTAAAATCTTCACCATAGATGAATTTTAATGTTTCGCAAAAAGTTTCATACCGGGCTTGTTCAGTGCTTTCAAAAATGCTTTTTTCAAACGAATCATTTTCTAAACAATTCATGTATAAATCTTTATAGTATTCTTTGCATTCGCTTAAATTTTTCATATTTTCCCTTTCTGGTCTGCCATCATCAGAGCCGGGAGACCGTCCCCGGCTGACGCTCCGGAAGTTGGAGCGTTTCGGCCGTTAATATTTGCTAGGCTTTTCATATCGAATAATTGCCACCGTTTCCCCGGTGCTCTTAAGAACTCCCCAGCCGTTCCACATTGGGCCATTAAGCCCCGACAATCTCGGCTGTCCGAACAACTCCGGGCGCGTCCTCTCCGCCCAATCGTCATCGTGATAATCATATATGAGATTTTTAAATTGCTCCGCTGTCTTGATCTCGGTTGGAAGATCATAAACGCATTTTCTACCATCCTCTAATGTACCAATAACCATTTCTTATACCTCCTTAACAATAAAATCTGCCTGGGCTTTCTTTGCCTGGTCCTTTGTCATGTCTACGATTCCTATAATATTCTTTGTGATCTTTTCTCTTACAATGTACTTTTTCATTTTCTCATTCTCCTTTGTATTTCCTGCCTTGCTATCCACCAAACGCCCGCCGCCGATTATGTCAACGGCAAACGCTTGTAATGTGGAATTGTCAAGGTGTTTTTCTGTTTCTTTCGATAGTTCAATAATACTCTAATATTAGAATAATGTCAACACTTTTTTATTCTATTTTTAGAATATTTTTTGCTTGACTTTTGATGTTACTATATATATAGTAAATACATACCCAGCCGGGCAAAATTACTATATATAAGGAGGTGCGCAGATTGATAGTATATAAGACGGATATATTTAAACTGCTCAAAGAGCGCGGATATAATCAAACAAGAATACAAAAAGAAAGATTATTGCCAGCGCAGACGGCGCAGAACATTAAAGCCGGTAAAAGTATTACACTTGATACTCTTAACAAAATATGTGTGATGTGCAAATGTCAACCGGGGGATCTGGTAGAGGTGATCCCATCGGACGAAGAAAAATTAAAATACTACTAAAAAACATATTGACAATATTCTAATATTAGAGTAATATATAATCAATCAATAAGACAAGGAGCAACCGCCAGAGGCGGAGAAAGAGAGGGACAAAATGAAAACAACAGTAAAAAATGAATGGGGTGTCGAAATTGATTTCGGCATAGCGGTAAACCTGATGGACGAGGAGATCAGGGAAAAATTAAACTACAAAATGGCACCGTGCACAGATCAAGATTTTTTTGACGCGTACACAAAGGCGCACGAAGAGAAGTTTCATGAAGAGTGGGAACTTGCAAAGAAGAACCCATGTTATTAGAGGAGGGGAAAAGATGGATAAAGATATAAAAATAATAATGTCCGCCAATAAAACAAAAAGAGAGGCAGAAGAATACTTGAAGCGTGGCGCCGTAGTCTACGAGTACGAGGACTATTTAAAGCACTTTGACGAGTACGCCGGAGAGCTGGAGGAAGAATATAAACAGCGGTTGAAAAATGAAGTGGAGACTTCGGACGATGGCCCACTTGTAAACTGGGATATGGATTTAGTCACTTTTGAGGGTGACAGATATGTGATAGAATATATTTTATAAGCAAAGGAGAATAAAAAATGGTAACAATTAAAAAGGTAAATGAGCAGTTAGAGAAAAAGAATAATGTAAACAAAGTTTGGATAAAAGAAAATGGTGATCTTGTAATACATACAAGCGGCGCGGCTATGCCGGCAGGAATATATAATAACCCGGACGATTATTGCGAGGTCACGGACGTTTATTTTGACTGGGTATCTGGAGCAGATGGAAAATACAACACGGCTAGAATTATGGCTGGTGCCGCTAACGATTTTTACAACAAGTAAAAAACTTTGTCGAACTTTGTCACACGGTTTAAATTGATATTTAGACCGTGTTTTTTTATGCTTATTATATCTAAAATTCTGGAGGTGTAAAAAGTGTTAGAACGTGGGTATTGTTATAAGTTAAATATAAAAAGCCGTCAAACAATGATAAAGAAGTATAACAGAGCAGCACAGAAGAAAGGAATGCCCCCGGCGTCTATGTGTGACATATTCGCGATCTTTGAAGAGAAAAACGGCCGGGCGCGCTGTATGCTGGATTTGGGCCCTTATGCGCATGTATGTGCTAGTGTCTGCATAGATCAGCTTGAGCAGCACAAAGCCGGGCGGCAGAGTGATGGGAGTTGGAACTATCCGATATTGTTTGATCTGACAGAACGGGAGGCGATAAAGGAATATAACAAAATGTGGGATCAGATCGCAAACTGGCCATAAATCAAATGTTGACAAATAGATAAAACAATGATATATGTTTTATTGATGTTTTTTATTCATATCTAAACACTAAAGAGGTATTAACCGCATAGAGTATATTTAACTGTATTCTATGCGGTTTTTGTATATGTATATATAATATATAGCTAGAGAGGAGGCGGAGACATGGAGAATAGCCAGGAGGTAGAAATATTTGATAATGAAATAGATATGTATTTACAAGAGTTCTGCGACAATCACAAGCCGCCTATTGATGATCTCACAAACTGCCCCCAGAATTTGTGGTCTGGTGCTATGATGTATATATATAGACGTATGTTTAAAGGTACAGACAGATTATTAAATAATAATAATATATATATGTCTAAAGGTGCTATATATTCAAATATGTATGATTATAATAAATGCTTAGATATATGCGAGTATTATATATATATTTGTGGTTTATATAATAAAGTGCCATCAATAATAGACTATTGCCACTTGACAGGCATTGACAATGATACAATAACAGAGTGGGGGAAGGATAAGCCAAGCCACCCGCGGGCAAGAATTTACAAAAAACTTCGCGGTTTTCGTGAAAATTGTCTGACAAATCGACTAATTGACACAAAACAGGCGGTTGGTTTAATTGCGATACAAAACAGAGAATACGGCTGGAACGATGCCGGCGGAGCTGCTGCCGGAGGTGCCACAATCGCTCTAACTGCCTCGGATGTGCGCAAATTGTTAGAGTCAAATTGTGCCAAACTTCCAGACAATTCAGCACAGGCGGAGGCTATAGAGGTTGACTGCACCATGTCAAATTGTACGAACAATTCAAACAATTTAGGACAGGCTGAAAACGTAGAAAATAAGGCACTTTTTGACGGTAACAACACGGAATAAATACATAACTGTGCGTGAAACGTGGGTTTTGCGAATAGATACAAAGGCATAAGCGACATAATAGCAAATTGCGCGAACAATTAAAACAATATTAGCATTTAGACAAAACGAGTGCTAAAAAAGATCATTGGAGGGGGTGGGGGTCTGACAGGACCCCAGGAGAGCCCCTACTAAGCCCCCCAAATATTTTTAAAATAAAAAAGGCCTTATCAGCCACATATAAATATATCAAGTATAAATCTACACATAATGACAAAACAAATAAACATAGGGTTGGTGAGAATATATGATTGATATACCTGTTATAGACATGTGTAAAACAGGTCAAAACATAGTATACTATCGAAAACAACAAGGACTAAGTGTTAAGGATTTACAAAACATACTTGGATTTACAAATCCAAATGCGATATACAAGTGGCAAAAAGGAAGATCAATACCTACAGTTGACAATCTGATAATTTTATCAGCCCTGTTTAAAGTCCCAATAGAAAATATAATCGCAATTCAGAAAAAAATATAGACAAAATCTAAACAGTATGTGTATAATACATACATAGTAGTTATCTATCGGTCAGATAGATATTCTTTAATCACATCAGACAAAACTATAAAATCCCCAAAAGGAACAAAATGAACGAAATTGAATATCAAATGGCTGCCATGCGTACAAATGATGGCAGGAATAGAGATAGACTTCTTAATGCTGTTTCAACAACAAATGGAATAGACGTTGCTGAACTGCTTAATGGTGTTATAGGTCTTACAGGCGAATCAGGAGAAGTTGCTGATCTTGTTAAAAAGGGCGTATTTCACGAAAAAGGCATAGATATAGACCACTTGAAAAAAGAATGTGGCGATGTAATGTGGTATGTTGCCATGATCTGTGATGCAAGCGGTTTTACCCTTGATGATGTTATGCAGACGAACAAAGAAAAACTTGAAAGCAGATATCCAGATGGATTTGATACGTGGAGAGCCAACCACAAACAGGAGGGCGACATATGATTGAACTTATCATTTTGCTTTGGATTGCAATAAAACTTAATGCCCCTGTTTGGATATACATATTGTTGGGCATAATTGCTTTAATTAAGGCCGTGGCGTTTGGGATAAATCTTAGCAAGAATAACTAAACATTTGGAGGTAATCACTATGGCGAAAGATAAATGCAGCAATTGTGAATACTGCATAACAGAAGATGGTGATAAGGTTTGTAACAATCAGAATAGCGAATATTATTCAGATTATGTTGAACCTGGACATGTATGTTTGGATTATGAGGGCAAAAACAATGAGTGTGACTGATGATATTCTGAAAACTGACTACAGTTTACAATTTGATGAAAAACGCAAGGCTTTAGTGGTTCAAAGTCATTATAAGTATGGCAGAGCTGGAAGAAATTTTGCTACAGGCAATGTTGACGCAATAGGCAGCCTTGAAAAATGCCTTGCAAAGTTTAAAGAGACAGGAAATACGGAATATCTTCTTGATGTTGCCAATTATGCTATGTTCAGATATATGTGGCCGCAAAGTGGAGAATACTTTAAACATACTGACAGTGATGAATCAGCCGGAATAGTCGGTATGAGTGTTAATGAAATGGAGATATACAAATAGGGTTATCGCCAAGTGGTAAGGCACAGGACTTTGACTCCTGCATCCGTGGGTTCAAATCCCACTAGCCCCGCTACTGAGTATAGGCAGTTGTTGCAAGTAGCCTTTCCACCTATACAGTCCACCATGACTAACCATGGGAGCCTTGAGACCATACAAGGCGAATGTGAATGATTAGCTCAGTTGGGAGAGCAATAGATTTTTAATCTATGGGTCATGGGTTCAAATCCCATCTCTGCTATTTGCTAAATGTTATTACGAGGTGAAATATGGCTGGTGGTGTACATAGATGTGATCCGGATAAGTTTTCGGAGGCAGTAGCAGAATATATGGCTGGCAGAGTCACACAGGCTAAAGCTGCGCAGATAGCCGGAATGAGTACTCCAACCTTTTTGAAATACCTCAATATGCTATTTAGCGGAGAACCATTCCCGGACACGTTGTTTGTTTTTGAAGATAAGGAGAAAAAATGAAGAAAATTGCACTGATAATGGCATTGACATTAACTATGTTGACTGGTTGTTCCGGGCATGATGTAGAACCAGAACAAAGTTCTATTGCAAATAAATATATAGACTTGGTTGTGATTTATGAAAATCTATCACAACAAACAGAAGTCATGTATGACAAAAATACAGGCGTTATGTATCTTTGCAAATATGGTCAATCTAGCAGTTTCATGACACCTATATACAATGCTGACGGCACATTAAAACTATATGAGGAGAAGTAAAATGTGTGAATTTTGCAATGGCAAACGCCAAAAGATAGAAAATGGTTATACATACGGAAATGCAATGATAGTTGGCAATACATATAACTGGCATCTGTCCTACGACAATAGTGGAAACGAATATGGGTCGGGGCAGTTTGACATAAATTATTGTCCTATTTGTGGCAGGAAGTTGGTGGAGGAATGATAGTTAATATTGATGCTAGCGTATACACGATGAATAGAAAAGGTTTCAGAGGAGTTCTCAAAATAGCGTCAAAGGCTGTTAAATTTGGCATATATGCCGTAGTTAAGGATGACAAAGCAATTATGCTAAACGAGAAATATGAAGATATAGGCAGTCTTAAAAATGCAGTTGCAGAATATAAAAAGCATGGGTTTAAGGTGTATTGGAATGAGAATAATAATGACGGTGGACAATCGTAAACAAGAATACACAGAAGAGCACTTTAGACGTGGCAATCCTGAAAAAGGTGGCAATTATATTGTGGTATCACGCACAGGTGCTATTTGCCGTGATAACTACAGTAGCGATAGTGGATGGCAAAAGTCGGAAAATGATGGAACTGTGGAGTATTTGCCACAATCATGGGAGAGATTCAATGAAACATGAAAGAGAATGGTACACTTGCGACAGGTGCGGAAAAGAAATGACATTTTACAATGAGAAATACGCTCATTTCAAAACAGAAGAATTAGAACCTTTACACAAGAAAACTATATACACGACAGAAGATTTAGCAAAACAAACACTCCCAATGGCTATATGGAGAAACGAACACAAATATGATTTGTGCCCTAAGTGTAGGAAAGATTTTAAGAGGTTTATGAGAAATGAAAACACTAATTGATTTTGTTAAAAATTTAAAAACATTTTATCAATTTTACAGAGATTATGAATACGATGGCAATGTTTGTCGATTTATAATTGAGAACTATCAAGAAGTTTTATGCAACCGTACAAAGACGATGAGCAAACCTACATATTATGCAAAAAGTGTTATTGCTCAAATGGATAGGTGGTATGAAGATAGTTGGAAATCTATGTATAAATGTGAACCATTTGAGACGGCAGAAGAAAAAATTATGATAAAATCCAATGGCGAAACTGCACAAGTGTTTATTGACGGCAAAAAAGTAAATTGCACGGACATGGAGTTACATTTTATTGGTCATGCAAACCAAAGTCCAATGATTAAAGTTAATGCACGATGGCATAAAACGGATGAAAACGGAAACACAATTCTGAATGAGGATAAAACCGCCATATTGACAGAGGGAATAAAGATAAATTGTTAGGAGTGATATTATGAAAATATCAGAGATGAATAACTGTATTGAGAAAATGCGTGAGTGTTACAAATTTAAAGATGATGAAACAGAAATCCGCATAGGAGATATTAAAAGCATCTCCAGTAGATATGTGACTGTTTGCACAAAAGATGATAATGGAACTCAAATTGAAATGACAAGGTATGCAGATGAATTAGTAAATGTTTAGTTATTGATTATCAGTGGAAAGGAATTTTTATGAAAAAATTTTTTAAAATCATTATTCCCACTATTGTTATTGTTATTAGCATTGTTGCACTGATATTATTTTTAAATTGGGTTAATAAAACCGAAAAATACGAATGCGAAATAGAAGAGATACAAAGTGGAATTTACGCTAGATACCAAAGTACAGTTTCACGCGCCCCTGCTTACAACTATGAGATAATTACAGTTTGTATAAACAGACAACTGATAACCTACAATGGAAGTGTTGAATTTATTTTTACAGAAGATGAGAACAAAATCGAAGTTACAGAAAAACCCAATATGGTTCGCAACGATAAAATCATCGTCTATACTTCAAAAGACAGTGTTGAATACTTAGGAACTGTAGGAATTGGCAAATAAATATATTACCGGCTACAGATTGATTGTAGCCGCTACCCTAGAAAAATTATAGGCAGAGGCCATAGCACCTCTGCTTTTTAGCGAGGTGCTATTTTTTATGTCTGAATTACAGAATTTGATTAAGGATTGTGAAAAGTACATAGATATTCGGGGCATAGACGAAACAATCATCAATGCCTATCTTGATACTTGCCAACTAGCCCAAAATGATGGTGATATCACTACAATGCTTGAATGCACGGCAAAATCGAAGACAATCGTAAATCAATTTTGTTTGAAACAATTCGGCATGGACATCTGGGAAATAGAGAAATTCGCCCAGGCAAACAATACAGAGATAGAGCTTGTCAATCAATATTATCAAATTCTGAAACTTGAATCTTATGATAAATTTGAAAGTTTTATTTTTTACATGGAGAAGAATAGAGCTTGGCAGAAGAGATTTTACCAGCCTAGGAGAAAAACCTTAAATGTTGTTGCGCAAGATTTGGAAGATTTGGAGCAACGCAAAATCAAGTTCTATGGCTTGTCTATGCCGTCCCGTGTTGGAAAGAGTACGATTTGTATTTTTTTTCTCGCGTGGATTATGCTACGCAGACCAAATAGCCATTCAGCAATGGGTGGACATTCAGGGATACTTGCTAAGGGATTTTACAAAGAACTTATGAATCTTGTATCAACGCCTGAGTACACATTTGGAGAATTGTTTGGTTATTATCACCCAAAATACAAATCAGTTGTTACGGATAAAAGTGCGGACGAATTTACGATTACGCTTGGCGATCCGGACAGATTTGCAACAATTACTTGTAGGGGTATTGATGGCACATGGACAGGTGCCGTTGATGTATCAGCGGACGGATATCTGTATGTCGATGACCTTGTGCGTGATCGTGAACATTCTCTGTCGCCTACACGTATGGAGAATACTTATCAGGAATACCTTAACAAAATGGTAGACCGTAAAAACGACGGTGCAAGAGAATTGATGGTTGGTACTCTTTGGAATGTCCTAGACCCACTGGAACGTCTCAGAAAACAATATGAAAAAGACCCTCAATATAGATTCAGGCAAATACCGGCACTTAATGAGAATGACGAAAGTAATTTCAACTATGAAATAAACGGATTTTCCACGGAATACTATAGGGATATGCGAGACAAGCTGGATAACGCTGAATGGATGGCTAAGTTCATGCAAAAGCCTTACGTCCGTGAGGGATTGCTATTTCCAACAGATAATCTTAGATATTTTAACGGAGTTTTACCAGACGGAGATTGTAGGCACATCGGTGTTACAGATATAGCCTGGGGGGGTGGCGATAGCTTATCAATGCCTATTGGCGTTGAATATGACAACGGTGATGTGTATATCATAGGTTGGGTGTTTAATAAGGGTACAAAAGAGGTTACAGTGCCACTTGTTGTAGGTCGAATTATTGAAAATGGAATAAGGCAAACTAGATTTGAGGGTAATGTTGGTGGTGATCTTTATTGCCAATATGTAGATGAAAAACTGCAAGAACAGGGCTATAAATGCTCATGTTCAAGTCGCAAAGCACCAAACAAAGTTGAAAAGTTAGCAAAGATAATAGCCTATTCTGGCGATGTAAAACGTAAGTTTATATTTTTGGACACACACAGAAGAACCCAAGAGCAGATGCAAAAAGATGCAGAACTTGGAATAAAGAGGTATTACAGAGATGACGAATATCAAGCTGCTATGGATGAGCTGACAATGTTTGTTAGCATTGGTGGCAATGAGCATGATGATGCAGCAGACGGAATCACTCAGTTGGAAATGTTTATCGAAAATCCGGAAAATACAGCAGTAGCAGAGGCAACATTAAATCCATTTAGGAGGTATTGATTAGTGGAAACAAAGGAATACTTGCAACAAATAGGCAGATATGACCGACTTATCAATAATAAGCTAGTGGAGCTTGCACAGTACAGATCTATGGCTTGTAGCGTATCAGCAGTCAAAAATGATGAAAGAGTGCAGTCATCACCTAGCTATGACACAATGGACAAAATTGTGTCCAAAATTGAGCAAATGGAAAATGAAATAGATATGCTTGTTGATAGATACATTGACAACAAGCAAATAATTATATCCCAGATAGATAGCATGTCTGACGAAATGACTTATCAGATATTATTCTCAAGATACGTTGAGCAAAAGACTTTTGAAAAAATGGCAATAGAGATGAACTATTGTTACAAACAGATTATACGAATACACGGTAAGGCATTACAAGAATTTGAGCAAAAATGGGGAAACACATATAAGTAGTCCTTAAATGTCCTAGAATGTCCCATAAAACATATTATATAATATATCATGAACAAGTTGATTGATGAACACTTTGTTTTTTCTCATACTTTTTCAAACCTCATAAACCCTTTGGAGGCACCAGTAGCTTTACTGGTGCTTTTTTAATGTAAAAGGAGATACAAACAATGAATGGAATAGATATTAGTGCCTGGCAAGGCGATGAAAATATAGATTTAAGCAAAGTCCCCTTTGATTTTTGCATTGTCAAAGCAACTGAGGGAACAAGCTATAAGAACAGATACTTTACAAGTCACTGTGACAAGGTTTTGAACAAGAAAAAACTGTTAGGTGCGTATCATTATGCCAATGGTGGTGACGTAAAAAAAGAGGCTGACTACTTCCTTGCATATGTAAAGAAATATATCGGCAAGGCAATTCTTGTACTTGACTGGGAGGCAAAGAATAACCCTCAGTTTGGCAAGAATGATCTTGAGTGGTGTCTGAAATGGTGTAGCTATGTATATCGGAAGACCGGCATCAAACCGCTTATCTACATCCAGAAGAGTGCTATGAACGCCGTAAAAAAGGCTGGATATGGCCTGTGGGTGGCTCAGTACCCAGATTATGAGCAGACTGGATATCAGGAACATCCGTGGAACGAGGGAGCTTATAACTGTCTTATCCGTCAGTATACATCTGTTGGCAAACTCTCTGGCTATAACGGTAGTCTTGACCTCAACAAGGCATATATCGGCGCTGCATCATGGCGCAAGCTGGCTACTAAGGCTGTGAAGATTGCCACTATTAAGCCGGTAAAGAAGAGTGTCAATACGATCGCAAGGGAAGTACTTGCTGGTAAGTGGGGCAACGGCACTGATCGCAAGAACAGACTGGCCAAGGCTGGATATGACTACAACAAGGTACAGGCTGCAGTAAACAAGCTCGTTAAGACATCACAAATTACACAGGATAAGATCATCAATGCAGTTGCACATGAGGTCATTGCTGGTCGCTGGGGCAACGGACAGGAACGTATCGATAGGCTTAAGGCAGCAGGCTACGATCCTGATAAGATTCAAAAGAGAGTAAATGAACTCATGAAGTAGGAGTTGACATGAACAGATTACATTTGCAAGACCTTGTAAGAGGCCACTATGGTAGAAAAATAGCATATACCAATGTAGACACCATTACACCGGATAATATTGTGAATGTAGTTGGTGAGTGCATCGGAGTGTTTAACTGGAATAAGCCGATTATAAAATATCTATGGAACTACTATAAAGGCGACCAACCAATAAGGTACAGAGTTAAAGTAATTCGTGACGATGTAATTAATTACATCGTAGAAAATCATGCATATGAAATTGTGCAATTCAAAGTTGGACAAACTTACGGAGAGCCAGTACAGTATATCAGCCGTAAAGATGATGACAATATCAATAATGCGGTTGACGATCTGAATGATTACATGGTAGACGCTTGTAAGCAAGATAAGGACATAAAGGCTGGCGAATGGCAATCTGCCACTGGTACAGCATTTAAAGCTATCCAATTTAACCCAAACGGTGATGTGCCGTTCAGGATTGTTACACCTTGCCCACTTAATACCTTTATCATATACAATAGCAACACCGAAGAACCAATGGTTGCCGTCACAGAACTTAAGGACAGTGATGGTAAGTGGTATAAGCAGTGTTACACAGCCACACATGAGTGCAAGATATATAACAGCACGGTCACAGACTGGAAATTACACGCTTACGGAGATATACCGATTGTTGAGTACCCTAACAACCATGAAAGGATAAGCGATATTGAGCTTGTAATAGATATGCTTGATGCAATCAACAATATGCAATCTAACAGAATGGATAGCATAGAACAGTTCGTGCAGTCATGGATTAAGTTTGTTAATTGCGATGTTGATAAGGACAAGTTTAAATCTATGAAAGAAATGGGAGCCTTGGTTGTTAAATCAACCAATGGTGTCAACAACGCTGATGTAGATGTTATGTCGCAAGAACTTAATCAATCTCAGACTCAAGTTGCCAAGGATGACTTATGGGATAATGTTCAGACAATTCTTGCAATCCCAACTAAGCAAGGCAACACAGGCGGAGATACGCAAGGAGCTGTCGAGTTAAGAAATGGCTGGGATTTTAGCAAGACACGAACAAAGTTAAAAGACCCACTTGTCGCAACATCAGAAAAACAATTTGCCAAACTTGCACTTAATGCAATCAGACTGTATGCAGAAGATTTGAAGTTGACAGTTAGAGATTTTTCAGTGCAGATAAACCATAGCCCACAGGATAATATGTACACCAAAGCTCAAACTCTGGTTGTTCTACTGCAGGCTGGCATACATCCACTTGTCGCAATCAAGACTGTTGGATTGTGGGGGGATGCAGAAAAAACATTTTTGCTGTCCAAGAAATACTTGGATAAGATATATCTAACTATAGATGATGTAGAGCAACAGGAACAAAAAGCACAAGAAATAGTAGATAATCTTGGCAACGGAGGTAATAACAATGGTGACTAGATATACAGTCGTCCAAGACGGACAAGTGTATGAACCGGGTGATGATGTGCCAGATATGGGTAGCATTACGGCACTTGAATCAAAGGGAAATTACAGAGAATACAACGCTTTGTCTAAGGATATAGATAAGCTACCAACATATGTGTCACTTGGTAGTTCGTGCTACATGATAGACACGACAGACTTATATAAGTTTGACGGGCAGAATTGGATAAAACAGGAATAGAGAGGTGCGCACATGAATGCAGAGGAAGTATACGCATTACTCAATAAAAAAATTAAAAAAGGTGGTATCACCGATGATAAGATAAAGCAGATTGTAGAGCAGTATCTTAGGGATAATCCAGTACCTACGGACAAGACCTTGACTATTGAAGATACACCAGCAGATGCAAAAGCAACTGGCGACGCTATAAATGCAGTTAAGGACACTGTGGATAATCTTAATGACATATTACTTGACAAGTTTTTTTCTTTGCAAAGAACAGGCAAGATATACGGAGTTAAAGTTCAAAAGTCAACATCAAATCCTACATCTTTGTGTGAAAAAACAAGGGATAATAAAGATCTTGTTTGCGTACCGTCTACGGACACAATAGAAAATCAAGATGATTACGAAAACATACCATTATTTAAGTGGTATGAGGTCAATTATAAGCGATACGATGATGGCTTTGCATACCCTACGGCGTTTGTGGGTGACAGCACCTACAAAACAGATGGCGATGTTGATATGGGTGCCATGCAAATGACATTTTACTACGCTTGGTTTGATGTGTCAGACGAGTACAGAGAGCTTGTTATATCTGACACACCACATGAAGAACTTGGACTTAGACCATGGGAACAAGCGGTACGTGCGGATGGCACGATAATGCCTTATTTCATTCAGTCGAGATACTTAAGTGTTACAGGCTCAGATGGGTTACTGCATTCTCAGCGAGGCAAAGTTGTAAGAAATCAAAGTTATCAAAACATGATAACCAACTATGGCAAGAAAGGCGCCGGCTATACCGGAGCTGGCTCAGACAGATATACATTTGCACAGATATTTAACCTTATCAAGTATGCAAATAAGTCAAGTCAAGATAGCATGGCGGGTGTAACAAGTTGGAATATACAATATCCAGCAAGCGTGCAATCAGCAGATAAACATAATTATTTTCCAGTTACAAACGCACAAGCGGGTAATTTGCAAGTAGGATTATGTGTATCTGTTGGATATGCTGATACTTCTGGCTCACTTGATAGAGGTGTATCAAGTGTTCATGCTTATGCTGATGATGTAAAAATCACAGCAATAGAAACGCTTGATGATAGCAATAAGGCAGTATACCTTGACTGCCAACCATTTGATACTCTACCGGTTGGTAAAAGACAGATATACATGACGTCAATGCACGCAAATAGTGGTGATACTGATACCGTAATTGGACACCATGATGGTTCTCCTGCTAGCAATTCAGACGGAAAACATCCTTGTAGGATACAGGGTGTTGAGTATATAGCTGGTGGCGGAACAATAGCATCTGATACAGTAATGGTGTTTAAATCTGATTATTCTAAGGATGTGTATGTAGCGCTTAGGGGAACAAAGCATGTTACAGATGAAAACACTATAAAATCAAGCTACTTGCTTGTTGGAAATATTGCGGCAAGCGCAGACGGCAAAGGTTCAGATTATTGGACAGGCGATGTGGAGCAGAATTATGGAGCGTGGATGCCTACAAATCAAGTGGCTAATAGCGGCCAAGGCAATAAAGATATTCTTTATGCAGGTAACAATAGCACTAGCGGGGCTAGAGAATATTACCAGGGCGGTAATCTCAGGAATGGTGCGGATGCGGGCTTTTGTTGCTTGAGTTGCGGGGTCGGGCTTGGCGGGGCGGCCTGGAGTTGCTTGTCGGCCGATTAAAAAGCTTTTAGGGGGATTGTTAAGGGGAACACCCCTTAACATAGCCTTAAATATATAACAGGACTTGAGTGAGGGCGGTAATCTCAGGAATGGCGCGAATGCGGGCTTTTGTTGCTTGAATTGCAGGAACAGGCTTGACGGGGCGGCCTGAGAATTACTTAAGGTAGCAAGAAAGGTGGTAAGCAATGACAATAAGAGCAGAAGAACCACAGCAAGAAGTTGTTATAAAAATAGATACCAAAGGAATAGCATGGGTGTACTTGTGCCTTAATGAAAGAGTTAAGACAGAGGAATATGCAGAACCCGGAGGGCAGTCAAAAACACATACATACTATGAGTATGATGGAACACAGTTTCATGCTCCTGTTGAAAGTCTTAATCTTCAAGACATCAACAACAATCCTCAGAAGTATGACGGCTATGAACCAGCCAAAATACCGTCTGATATTGAGCACATAGACGCACAAGTAACATATACGGCAATGATGACTAACACACTGCTGACGGAGGAATAGCCTATGTATGAAAAAATAAAAAAATGGTATCAAGTCTATCATATATGGAATGCTGAAATGGTTAAGCAAGCCTGTGATAAAGGACTGATAACAGAAGAACAATACAACAATATAATCAATGGAAATTAGCAATCACGTTTGTGGTTGCTTTTTTTATACAAAATTTCGCAAGTGCCGTGAGCGTAGAAAACGGCAATGTCAATCGGTGGCGTTGCACCGTATAAAAACGTAGACATACGGAGGTAATCAATGAAAAGAGAAGATTTAGTATCAATGGGTTTGACCGATGAACAGATCGAAAAAGTCATGGCTGAAAATGGTAAGGACGTTCAATCTGCTAATGCAAAGGCAAATAAGAACAACACAGAACTTGAAAGACTCAAAGCTATCGAAAAAGAGTATGAGGATTTAAAGGGGCAGAGTATGTCTGAGGCAGAAAGAAACGCCAAAGCTCTTGAAGATGCTCAGAAGAAGATAGCAGAGCTTGAAAAGACACAGGCAATTGCAAGTCAGAGAACAAGTGCAGCCGAGAAATTCAAGATTTCCGCTGAACAGGCAAAGCTAGTGGTTAAGGATGATGGTTCCATGGATTATGACGCTCTTGGAAAGATTATCGCAGATAAAGAAACTGCCGCTGCCCAGGCTAAAGAGAAAGAGATAGCCAATGGCTCAACACCGCCGGGTAATGGTGGTACAGGTAGCAATTCAAGTGACACAAAGACGGAAGCAGAAAAAATAGCTGCCGGTCTTATTGAAAATCAAAATACAAAAAATGATATTTTGAAACATTACATTTAAGGAGGGAAATATAGATGTCAAGTATGAATATGCAGTACGAAAAAACAACATACTCAGGTGATGTGCAAATTCTCAAGAGAGAGCCAAACGAGGCCATACCTCTTACTTTGGATTTTGAAGAAGTTACAACAGAAGTGAATGGCAAAAAGATAGTTAAAGCTGGAACCCCGATTGGTAAAGACGGCAAGGTTGATAACACAGCAACAGTGGTTGGCATACTTCGATTTGATGTAACAGAAGATAGACCACAGGGAGTTCTTCTTAAGAAAGCATATCTCAACACAGCGGTTGCAGAAAAACATTCAGGAGTAACATACGATGCAGCAGTCAAAACGGCTCTGCCAATGATCGTATTTGAGTAATTACAGGAGGTAAAAACATATGCTAGTAAATGAAGTTATTGACAGTAAGTCAATTGCGCTGTCAGCAACAGAAAACGCAAGTAATCAGATTCCGTATCTTGGATTACAGTGGTTTCCAGAGAGAAAGAAACAGGGACTTGACCTGCAATGGATAAAAACACATAAGGGACTTCCTGTATCTCTTGCACCATCTAACTTTGATTCAATCCCAACAATCAGAGCTAGAGAGGGACTTTCTAAGGAAAAAACACAGATGGCATTTTTCCGTGAGGGAATGACCATAGGTGAAGCAGAAATGCTTGAAATAGAAAGAGCAAACACTGCTGATGATTCATACCTTGCAAGTGCTCTTAGTGCGGTATATGACGACACAAGCAGACTTGTAAGCGGTGCGGAAGTTGTTCCAGAGAGAATGAGAATGGCTCTCCTTTCTACGGTAAATGGACATCCAGTTATCACTATTAAGAGCGACGGTGTTCAGTATTCCTATGATTATGATTCTGACGGATCATACACTACGGATCATTACATCAAGCTTGATGGAACAAGCATGTGGAGCGACACAGAAAATTCAAAGCCGCTTACAGATCTTAACACAGCACGTAAAAAGTTAAAGAAGAATGGCAAGATTGCTAAGTATGCACTTATGAATAGTAATACATTCCAGTATCTTCTTGACAATGCACAGATAAGAAACTCAATCCTTGCACAGAACCTTACAGCAACTATTGAGGTTGACGATGATACTGTTATTTCAGTAGTGCAGAAGAGAACAAAACTTACTATCGTGCTTTACGATAAGATGTACATTGACGATGAGGGCAATGAACAGTATTTCTATCCAGATAATAAGGTTACACTTCTGCCAGAGGCTAATCTTGGCAATACATGGTTTGGCACTACACCAGAAGAGAGAACTGCAAGACAGGTAGCAGATGTTGATGTAACCCAGTATGGTACAGGAATTACAGTTGCTACAAAGACAGAGTATGGCCCACCAATGAAGATGTCAACATTTGCGTCTGAAGTTGTTTTGCCATCTTATGAGAATATGGATAGCACTGCCGTAATTGAAGTTCATCACGAGTAGGAGGCAACTTATGATATATCCCTATATCGTTGTAAAAGATGGGGTATGGTATGATGCCGGAAATGACGTTCCGGAAACAAGCAGACCAGAAACAGAAGAAACTGATTCTGGTGTTGCTATTCATACCAAGACCGAAATCAATAGAATGTCAACAGACGATCTAAAAGCACTTGCAATATCAGAGGGCATAGATAATGCCGAAAACATGACAGGTGGCGCATTAAAAGATGTGCTTATAGCTCATTTTGCTTTGTAGGAGGTAGTCATGGAATACACATTGGTAGAGCAAGTCAAAATACGAAAAGGTCAATATGAAGTCGGTGACGATGGCTCTATCAAGTGGACTGATCTACAGGACAATCCAAGAATAGAGCAGCATATTGAGGAAATTAAGCAGGAAATACGCAACAAGCGTAATTACCCATCTGATTACACAGATAAGCAAATAGAAGAAGATATGAAACGATATACTACCAATATAGTCAGTTTGGTTGTATACGACTTATCTCAAGCTGGTGAGGAATACATGGCAAGTTTCGGTGAAAATGGAGTCAGTCGTAGTTGGATTGACAGAAACAAGCTGCTAGCTGATGTATTCCCATTTGTTGAGATATTATAGAAGATTGTGCGTTACCCAACGGTAGCAGAGGGCATACATTATGGTGGTGGTGGGCAGTATGCAAACATAAGAGAAAGGCGGTAGATATATGCCAGTAGCAATAATTATCAGCATCATATCGGTTACTTTCTCTATTTTTTTTGGAATTATCAGCCTTGTGCTGAATATCAAGAATAATAGAAGAACTGATAACTCAGACCTAGAGGATAGAGTCCGAGAAAACACCCGCATAAATATGAAGTTAGATACCATTTCTAGCAACACTAAGGACATAAAAGATGAAGTTGTTGAAATGAGAAAAGAGCTTAATTCCCATGACAACAGAATTATTAAGGTTGAGGAAAGTGTTAAGTCACTTCATCATCGCGTAGACGAAATGGCAACACGACTCAACGAAAAAATGGAGGTGTAAAAATGGATGTTATACAGAGTCTTGTAGCCAACATGGCTATTATAATGTCTGTCATAGGCGCACTCACATTTGTTGTGACGGTAATTACACAAGTAATCAAAGGCATTGGTGTATTTAAGAAGATACCAACCGACATGTTGGTGCTTGTGCTGTCCATAGGCATTACCGTTGTGGCTTTTATCGCCTATATGCAGTACATACATATGACAATACTATGGTATATGATTCTTGCAGCTATCATAGCCGGATTTATAGTTGCATTTGTGGCGATGTTCGGTTGGGAAAAGCTATCTGAGCTTTGGAAGCGATTTGGCAAGGATGTGAAGTAATGTCGCTTGAGATCAATAAGCAATCTATGAAATATGCTTCTTATGGCAAAGAAGTAGAGATATATGAAAGAGACGATGACGGCAATATAAAGTATTTCATTACAGAAGAGGGACAAAAGATACCTCTTATAGATCATAAAGAAATATCATACGAAGAGCCTGTATCATTTAAAGCTAATATCTCTTTCTCTGGCGGTGAAGCACAGGCAAAAGAATATGGCTTTGATGTCAACGATTTTGACGCAATCATAGTTACCGATAGAGGAGCATACCCTATCAAAAAAAGTGACATTATATGGCTTGATAGCAAAGTTGAATACACAGAGGATGGCTACATTGATAAGACTTCTGCTGATTTTACAGTTGTAGGAGTTAAGCCAGCTTTGCGGTCAACAAAATATGTCCTTAAGGCGGTGGTCAAGTGAAAAAAACAATAGATGTATCTTTGTCTGTGAGTAGTTTACAGAATGCAATCAAAGAGCTTAAGGCCTATCAAGCAAGGCTTGACCATAAATGCGCCATTATTGCTGAAAGATTGGCTGATGATGGTGTAGAAGTTGCTAGAGTACAATTAGCAAACTTAGACGCCATATTTAAGGGCGAATTGATTGAAAGCATACAATCAGAATGTGTTACAGATACAGAGGGTAGTCACATTTGGGCGGTTGTAGCCGGAACAGATCACGCAGCCTTTGTTGAGTTTGGAACTGGCGTGATAGGCCAAAAGAAACCATACAAAGGCGAATTGCCTCCGGGAGTATCTTGGCAATATGCAAGCGGTCAAACAATCCACCAACTCAAAGATGGTCGAATTGGCTGGTTTTACAGAGACGATAATGGTCATTGGTGGTTCACGGAGGGGATGCCATCTAGACCATATATGTACAATACTGCTCAGGAACTTGAAAGAAAAGTCAAGAACGTTGTGAAAGAGGTGTTCGACAATGGATAATGCATGGGCAATAGAACTTGGCCCGACAATATATAGCATTGTCAAGGCTAAAGCAACAGAACAGCTTAAGGATAAATACCCAACGCTTAATATTACAGATAAAGGGAAATCAGATCAACCGGCAGTATTTCCAACAGTCTATATTCACGAACTATCTGGAATGGAGCTGGGACAGGATTTAGAGGGACAGACAATCAACGCTGTAAGAGAAACGATACAGGTTGATGTAACTTCCAACAAGAATCACAGCGAATGCAGAAAGATTATGTACAAAATAACGGACATATATAAACAAATGAGATTTTCAGTCACCGGAACACCTCAATACAGCGTTAATGGTGGAACCTATATATGTAACATGCGATTCAGCCGTGTGTTTGGGGCTGGTGACACAATATTATAGTTAGCAATTAGAGCCATGTGGCTCTTTTTTTATGCACATTTTTAAGGAGGTAAAGACATGGCAGTACCAGGATTAAGTACACTGGGTATTACTTTTGGTTATGGTGTTGAAACAACCGCCGGAGAAAAGCCAACGACATTTACTCAGTTGTCAAGAATCAATGAGCTTGGCGATGCTACAGCTGAACCAGAAGCTATTGACGCTTCGGCTCTTGAAGATTTTTACACAAGAAACATATCTGGTAGAACTACTGTATCTGATACATATACAGTAACAGTCAACTGGACACCAGATACATTGGCGGAGTGGGAAAAGGTGCTTGAAGAGTACAAGAAGTTAGAGGGGACAGGCAAATCTATGTGGTTTGAGACAATCACACCTGGATTTACCAAGGCAGAGTTTATCAAGGCTCAGCCACCATCAGTTCTTCCAGTAGCCTCAAAAGGCCAGAATGAGCTTTTGACAGTTGAAATCAATCTTATACTCGAAGACCTTGTCGGCTTTGATACAAAGGTAGCTTTTACACCGGGGGAATAGCAAACCACTCAGATACAGCCGTGCTGAGTGATGACGATACAAAAGATACAAAATCGGCTGATTACACGTATTAAGCAAACAAGGGGCGGTTTTCGGACTGCCCCTTTCCTATTAAGAGTAGGAGGAAAGGAAAATATTATGACAATTACAATGAATAACAGGGAATACAATATTAAGTTTGGTAATAAGGCAGTAGCTAGGGCTGGATTTATCAGCAAGCTGGCAAGAATTGGAGTAATGCAGTCAAGTACAGACGATGGAGTTGGAGCAATAGAGGGAATGGAGCAAATGTACTTGTTAATGCCACAAATCTTACTTGCCGGATTACAGGCTAATCATTCAGATGAGTTTGGCTACAACTTGACTACAGGGAAAGGCCGTGACGAACAGCTTAGTAAGGTTGAGAATATGCTTGACTATTTTGTAGACGAGGAAAACGGAGATTTTCTTAAGCTTCAGGAGGACGTCTCAAATGAGATGCTTCACAATGGTTTTTTAAAGAGACTGTTCGAGGAGGAGGCAGCAAAAGTGCAGAATCAGGCACAGAAATAATCCTTGAACAGGATAACAAAGATTTTAATTACGAAAATTACTGTAACGAAATACGACCACGTTGGTTAATGGTGACCAAAGGCTATGGACTTACAGTTGAGGATATTGACAAATCTTGCCCAGCAGACCTTGAACCATACGAAAAAGCATATCATATGGCAGAAAAAGAATACGACTCACAAGTATATGCATGGGTAGGAACGTATGTCAGATCTGCTCTTTGCTTTGCAATAGATCATTGCCTTAACGGCAAGAAAGCAAGTTCAGAGTATCTTAAAGCTCCACTTATGGAAAATGAAGAAGATAGGGTAAATAGACTTAGAAATGAGTTTATTGAAGAACGATTAAAAGCAAAACAGGAATGGGATAGGACACACAATATGATTGACGGCAAGGACTGATGTTTTTGCCGTCTTTTTTATTACAACAAGGCGGTGAAACATGGCAACAGTAGATAATCTTGAGATTAAAATACACGCAAGTGCAACACAAGCGGTTAATGCAGTAGATAAACTGTCAAATAAGCTCGGCACACTGTCTAAGACATTGCAAGGAATTGATAGTAATGGTATAGCCAAATTTGCACAAGGTATGAACCAGCTTGCACAGGGCATGAATGCAATAAAAAATGTAAAAATGCCTGATTTTAACAGAGCTGCCAAGGGTATAAAACAATTCGAAAACATCAACAGCGCAAAACTTACAGCGGTTGCAAATAGCATAAGCCCACTTGCCTCCAGTATATCAGTATTAGGAAACATGCAGTTCAACAACAAGGGCCTTACGAACTTCATTAATTCCATTACAAGGCTGTCTAATTCGAACATTAACGGCATGAATATAAATGCTATAGGCCAACTTGGAAATGCAATTGTAGGCTTATCTAGCACGTTACAAGGCGCTCAGAATGTTAGTACAAATGTAATACAGCTCACCAATGCAGTTGGCAGACTTGCCAATGCCGGACAAAAAGCAGGCGTTGTATCAGCAACATTACCACAATTGTCTGTGTCACTTCACAATTTGCTTAATACTATGGCGCTTGCGCCACAATTATCCGCTGGAACAATACAGATGACCACTGCACTTGGCAATCTTGCGTCAGTAGGCATAAAAGCCACACAAACCGCAGGTGGACTAGGGACGCTTGCAGCAGAACTTAAGAAGTTTATGCAAGTTATGGCTACAGCGCCACAAGTATCACAGAATGTAATACAAATGACTCATGCACTTGCAAATCTGGCAGCACAAGGAAGTAGAACGGCAAGTGCAAGCAGAGGTATACAAAACAGTTTTTCCGGTATGGGCAACAGCGCTAAAAGTGCTAGAAAACATATATGGAGTCTTGCTTCAGCAGTCGGAAAACTATATGCGGCATTTTGGGCAGCGCAAAGAGTATTAAGTGGATTCAAAAAAGCCATAGACATTTCATCTGATCTTACTGAGGTACAGAACGTTGTAGTTAATACGTTTGGCCAGTATACGGACAAATTAGAGCAGTTTTCTAAGACGTCAATAAAGATGTATGGAATGTCGGAATTGTCGGCAAAGCAGACAGCTGGTAGATTTCAGGCTATGGGACTTGCTATGGGTGCGCCCGTTAAAGATATGTCTGATATGTCGATACAACTTACATCCTTATCAGCAGACCTTGCTTCTTTCTACAATATTTCGCAGGAAGAAAGTTCGCGTAAATTATGGTCAATCTTTACTGGTGAGACAGAGCCTATGCGAGCTTTTGGTATTGACCTTACAAATGCAACCCTCAAAGAGTATGCAATGAAAAAAGGTCTTGACGCCAACATATCCTCTATGACTCAGCTAGAAAAAACAATGCTGAGATACCAGTATGTCATGGATAACACCAAGAATGTACAGGGGGATTTTGCGCGTACTAGCCAGACATGGGCTAACCAGTTACGTATTTTACAGGAGCAAATAAAGGCAGTTGCAGGTGTTTGGGGCAATGCATTTGTCAATATGTTAAAACCGCTTGTACAGGCGCTTAATAAGGCTTTATCGGCGGTTTACACTTTTTCCGAAAAGGTAGTAAATGCCCTTGGCGCAATTTTTGGATGGAAACTAGAGATACAAAAGGGTTCTATATCTGATGATTTTGAAGGTGCTGCCGGTGCTGCTGATGATATGGCAAGCGGAACTAAAAAAGCGGCTAAAGCGGCCAAAGATTTAAAAACACATCTTCTTGGTATTGATGAGTTAAATGTTGTTGAGCCGGATAATGACACGGGTACAAGTGGAGGTAACGGTTCTGGCGGTGGCACTGGTGTAAGCGGTGCTGGTGGTGATAATGGACTTAAATACCAAATAAAAGAAACCGAAGGGCTTTATAAATCCAGCATCAAGAATCTTAACCAGTTAGGCAAGTATATCAGTGATAGTTTGTCTAAGGCAATGGAATCTATTAAGTGGAATAAGGTATACAAAAAGGCAAAAAATTTTGGTAAAGGACTTGCCGACTTCTTGAATGGCCTCATTACTCCGAGATTGTTCTCTAATCTTGGTTCAACAATAGCTGGCGCAATAAATACAGCGCTTACTGCTGGAAATACTTTTGCAATTAATTTTGATTGGAAAAACTTGGGTAAATCGCTTATATCTTCAATAACTGGATTTCTTAACACATGGGACGCTGGACTTACAGGGGCGACCTTATCTAACTTTGCAATAGGAATAAGTAAAACAATAGTTAGTGCTTTTGATACTATTAATCAAGACGGCATCTGGCAAAAACTTGGCCAAAAAGTTGTGGATTTTATATGTAGTATCAATTGGGGAAGCCTTGTTTGGAACCTTGGTTCTTTGATTATTACTATGGCCAAGGAAATACCTAAGATTCCAATGCAAATATATGAAGGTGTAGGTCAAGCAATAATTGATAAAGTATTTGGAGAAGGCGCATATAGCAAAATATCCAATTCCAAATTATTCAAGGGCATAAAAAAAGCACTTGAATATATTATTGCACCAATGAATTTAATTGTAGATATAATCAACAAGCTCAAATCTGGTGTGGGCAAGTTGTCTCCATATGCAGATAAGGTTGTAACAGTATTAAAACCTGCATTAAGCACAGTCTCAAATTTGTTAAGTACGGTTTATTCGGTTATTTCAAAAGTTGCCGGCGCAATAGGTGAAAAAATTTCCCCGGCATTAAATTCAATAAAAACTGTACTTTCGCCTATATTGTCTGTTGCATCAGCAATTAATTCAGTTATTCGGCAATTAATTGGTAACTGGATTATTAAAAAAATTGCGGATATAAGTGCAAAAGTCCAAATTGCATGGGACATTGTTAAGCCTGTTTTAAATTCAATTACCGAAAAATTAAAAACGCTTTGGGAATATCTCAAGAAAATTACGGACAAATTAAGCAGCGTTGCAAAATTCGGAATGAAAACAAGCCCTATAGTTGGATTATCAGGAATCATAAGCAACAAGTTCAATATTGATACGACCACCAACGGAAAGACTGATAAAGACTATAAAAAACTGAATAAATCAGTTCGCAGTGCTATATCGGCTTTTGATGGAAAAAACGTTGATTACAATGTAGACACATCGGTTAATGACAACAAGACAGACAACGTAGCGACCATAAGAAATATAGGAAAATTATGGGCCGATACTTGGAAAGGCAAGAATGCTAGGTACGATGCGCAAACCGCCACAAATGGACAAAATACACCAAGTAGCAGCATCTTATCCGGAATAGTTAATCGGTGGTCATCTGTATGGAAAGGCAAGAGTGCTAAGTATGATGCGCAAACCGCTATAAACGGTCAAAATGCAACTACAGGTGAAAAACTTTCTAGCATATCCAATATTTTCAGTCGGTACTGGAAAGATAAAACAGTTAAGTATAACGCAAATACCGCTGTTAATGGCAAGCCAACAACTAGCGGTAGTGCGGTTAAGTCAATTAATGATGCATTGCAAAAAAACTTTACTGGGAAAAGTGTACAGTACAATATTAAGACACAGACAGATGAGGGCTTAAAAAAACTTGGTGAAAATGCCGCAAACAAAATTTTCATGGGTATGTCCCAAAAAGAAATAAAATTCAATGTTAAGCAAGCATCAGACCCACTTAAGCAAGCAATGTCTGGTACATTTAGTTTTATGCCGACTTACGCAACCGGAGGATTCCCAGAAGATGGATGGTTCCGTGCAAACCAAGGTGAGATAATGGGTAAGTTTGACAACGGAAAGTCTGTCGTTGCAAACAACGAACAGATTACCGCCGGTATAGCAAGTGGAGTTAGGCAAGCAGTTGATGACGCACTTACGCCTTATCTCTCCCAAATTGCCCGGAATACAAGGGAAACAGCAGATAAAGATACATCTATCAATATTGATGGTCGAACCCTTGTCAGTGAAACGGATAGGCGTAGATCACGTAACGGTTATCAATTTACAACAGCATAGAGGTGATAATATGGCACAAGGATTATCAAGTTTTTTAAATGTCAACGGTGTGGACTTTCCATGTCCCGCTGTTGGCTTTACTTATACTATTACAACGACAGTTAATGCTGGGCGTAATGCAAACAATGTAACTATTGGTCAAAGAATTGGCAGAGACTTGTATAAACTGGATAATATGAAGTGGGTCGGTCTTGAACCTAAAATTTGGCGAGCAATGCTAAAAGCAGTTGAACCATTTTATATTCCAGTAACGTTTGAGGATTACCGAACAGGCAAGCCGATAACAATTATAATGTATCCGGGTGACAGAACAGCAGAACCATTGTTTGCAAGTCCAAAATCGCACATAGTAACTAAATATCGTAACTGTCAGTTCAACCTTATAGATACTGGTAGGTGATGTAATGCAAAATGTAAGCAAAAAATATAAGGAATCTATGAAGTCCCTTAACCGAAACAGAGGTTATATCAAAGCAACAATAGGCCTTGTAAATTCCCGAGCCCAAAACGAAATAAAACTAGACAAACAAACAAAAACAGTAGCATATTCTAATGACATTGCCCCTTTTGATGGCGAAGAAGTAACTAGAATATATGCTACAGCAGAACCTGGCATTGCTGTCCTCGATGGCAATGCTTTTTTCTTGCCTAGAATTGGCACTGATTACTATAACAACGGCATTGTAACTGCTGATATTATGGGAACAGTTACAATGGTGTTTGCAAATCCGCAGACTATTAAGGGCCTGACTGTCAATTTTGGAAAATGTTATCCGACTGAATTTGATGTTATTACTAACAATGGCACTACACGTTATCGTAATGCTGACGAAGTGTGGACAACGGAAGATGTTTTTACAGACATAACATTTATTACAATCGAACCAACTCAAATGCGTTACGGGCAGAATAGATTGAGAATATACTCATTTAAGTGTGGTCTTGCAAAAACATTTACCAACGAAGAGGTAATGGACTACAGTAGCAAAGAATATGTATCTCCAATAGCAGAAACCATACCATCAATGGATGTTATGATTAAAGTTGATAATCAAGATCAATATTACGATCCAGACAATCCAGACAGTGCAATACAGTATATGGGAATCGGTCAAGAGGTTAAAGTACAGTTTGGCTATGATGTAGACGGACAGGGCAATATTGAATGGTTGCCGGAGCAAACCACTTACTTATCCGCATGGTCGGCTAATAGTAGAGAAGCGACATTTAATGCTACAGATAGATTTACATTGTTAACCGGGCAATACTATAAAGGTCAGTATTATGCAAATGGGATTAGCTTGTACGATTTGGCACTGCTAGTATTGGCAGATGCAGGAATTACAGACAGTAGTAACTATTTTCTTGATAATTTTCTTAAAAATACTGTAACACACAATCCGTTACCAGTTGCTACGCACGCAGAGTGTTTGCAGATAATTGCCAATGCCGGCAGATGCACTTTGTCCATTGACAGGCAAAATAGGATTCATATACAATCCGCAATTACACCCACAAAAACAATATCATCAAATGGACAATTAGATTTTAGTGATATTGACAGCGTGTTACATGATGATAATGGAGCATTGACAGCTAAACAGTATGCAATGTTAAGGCTGACAGCAAGCAGGTATGATACATATAAATTAACAGCTTATGAGTATGCTACACAAGCAAAATTTAAACTTAAATAGTAGAGAGGTGATTTTTTGGCATCGCAAAATAAAACGGAGAATCTTGGATTATGCCAATTCGGTAATGATGATATTCCAGATTGGCGAACAGATTACACAGGAGACATGGACAAGATAGACAAAAGTATAAAAACAATATCAGATGAAGTTGCAGAAGTAAAAAAATCTGTCAGTGATAGAAATACCAAGATAGCCACAGCTATCACTGAAAAAGGAGTGGCTACAGAACCAACAGACTCGGCAGATGTGATGGCGGAGAATATTGGAAAGATACCGACAGGTACATCGAACTCACAGATATTAAGCACAACAATGATATCTGGTGTGGTGCAGTGCCAAGTGACACACGAGATAGATAATACATTAGATTAAAGGAGAAAGTGTATATGTTGACAAATAATTTTGCTGGTCTTGTTAGCCTGAACTGTCAAATTGGTTCAGGCAATTATGCTGTGTGTAAAACCACAGAAAACAAAACAGCTAGCGCAAGTTACTCCTGGTTTAGACAGCTGTTTAGCGCATCGTTGTCTTTAAAAAATGTGCCTAGCTCAGCCACAACCGGAGTTTATTTGGTGTTGGGGACAGGTACAACACCAGCGACAGCGGCAGATATAAAGCTTGAAAATGTGGCAGAAGACTATGAAGTCATCACACAAACTAAAGATTTGCCATTAAAATTCTCAAGCTCTATTATGACTATCACTAGAGTTATACGAAATACAGGCAATGCCCCACTGACCATATCAGAGGTAGGGTTATATGCGAGCTATGCAGGTGCTTTCACGGGAGCGATGATGTTAGCACGTGAGGTCATCGAGCCGGTAACACTGCAACCAGGCGAAAAGCACTCGTTTACGATGGATTTATGCGTAGAATAGGAGAAGGTGCAGAGCATGAAAATAGCTTACGCAATGTGCAGTACCGGGTTTTCACGACTTGACAGCGGGAACCTTTGTTTTTTACCTAAAAACAAAATATATAAAGAAGTAGGATATGTGAGCAAGGAAATAGCAAACGGCATTGGCGAGTTTTCTGCAAATCCTACAATTACTCTCAATTTAGATATATCTTACAGTTGGTATGGATTTATAATTAATTTTAGAAATTGTAAACCTCTTGAATTTACTATAAAAACTTATGATAATGATACGCTTGTTGATGATGTTGTTATTACCGATGTAGATAGCCTTAACTGGACAGACTACAATCGTTATGGCTCTGCGAACAAAGTTGTTATAGAATTTACAAAAGTTGAGCCATACGCAAGAGTGTCAATAGACTATGTTGGAATTGGTGACGCAACAGACTATGAATTGTCCAAAGATGATATGTTTGATACACCAACTGTTACGATGGAAGATAAATTAAAGTCAATTACCGTTCAAAAACAATCATATAAACCCGGCACCGACAAAAAAGAACTTGTGTCCGAAAAAATTACTGTCAATTCAAACAACAATATTGTGAAAGTTGACTTTTCAGCACCTAGTCACGGTTATACCGCCATCACTGATGCAAGTAATGTGACAGTTACAGTTGTAGAAAGTGGTGCCTATTATTGCATGTTAAAATTTGATGGACTAACTGACAAAGATACAACACTTACGTACACAGTCAGTGGATATGAGTATGTTGTGGACACTAAAGGATTAACCCATAGATACAATAACAACGGAGCCAAAACAGTTAATTGGAACAACCCACTTGTTGATAATACAGAAGCAGCTAGTTTGCTTGATGATTGGTTAGCGAATTATTACCTAGGTGCAGTTGATTATTCAATAAGTTGGCGTGGAGACCCTAGCGTAGATGCCGGGGATTTATTCAATCTGATTAAAACCAATAGTTCAACAGCAAAAATTAAGGCTTATCAAAATGAACTTACATTTAATGGTGCATGGAGTGGGAGACTTAGTGCTAGAAAGGCGGTGGATTAATTGTGGAATGAACCTAAGACAAATTGGAAAAGCGGCGATGTATTTGAATGTTTCGACTACAACAGAATTAAGAATAATATATATTATTTAAAGGAACAAGCAGAACTTTTGTGTGCACCGGTTGTAAACTTTGAAGATATGGGTGCAGATAAAACTTACACAGATTTTTATTATGCAGATGAATTTAATAAATTTGAAAACAATCTTGATCTAATTAATAACACTGTATTCCCTCAAGATATAGGTGTTAAGCAAACATTCTATGACAATGGTGCATTTATTGGCTCCGAAGAGATAAGCCGGCTTGAAAATGCTTGCCGAAAAATAAAAGATATGCTTGACAGAATAAGACAAACGAGGAAACGCATTCCATTCAGAATGGGAGCATATAAAGACATTAGAATATAGGAGGTAATATATTATGCAGGAATTAAATAATGACTATAGAGATGATATACTGTCATCCGAAATGAATGGAAAAAGAAGATACAACATGATTCACAACTCCGATGGTACGGTAAGTTTTGAAGATGTAACAGAATATGATCAAACAGGTGACGATTTTAATGCGGGACTTATTAATGCAATCACATCAAACATTAACGAATTAATCCCTGTGTCGCAAACAAAGTCATTAATAGATGTTTTATCAGCTTCTTTTACCGTGCCAAATAACAATGAGTATGTAGAAGCAACAATAAGTATTACCGTACCAGAAGGAACAAAAGAAGTAGTGCCTATAATGATGTCAACACAAGGTGAACCGATTTTTGTACATACTCCGAGTAGTTTCCCATGGGGTACAATCAGTGATAATAATTTTACCTTAACACTTGCGTTTAATTCCAAAGATGCTAAGACATCAACAGATGTGGATTATATTTTCCTTTGCATAGGAACAAATTATTAAGGAAAAGCGGAGATTGTGATTATTCACTTTCTCCGCTTGTATTTGTTTCATCCCATTCGTCAAGACTCACATATTCTCCACTTGTCTCTCCATCAATATTGAGATAGACAACATCATATATAAAATTGTCAGTATCATATACTAACATTTCTACAGTAAAATCACTTTTAACCTCAGCTCCAAATGAATTTGTGCTATATACATAACTTTGCACCACAACAAGGTGCCCTTTTCGTTCCATGGCAATATCGCCCTGACCAAAAACAGAAGATGGGAAATCTGCCGACTTAGGATTTTTCAAGCAACTTTCAACAGTTTCTTTGGCCATATCCCAGTAAGATTGAAATTGCAAACCAGATATATCCGTTGCATTAACCTCTTCAGTAGTAGTCTCTGTTTCCTCCTCAGCTGCTTCTTTCGTGGTTGGCGTCTCAGTTGTCTCTTCAGTTGTGGTTTTTTCAGTAGTAACCATTTCCGTAGTATTATAAGCAACTTTTTTATGCTCCGATTTAGGTTGGTTCACACAACCTATTCCAAGTAATATTCCACCAACAATCATAGAGCCAAAAATGCCTATTATAAATGGCATAGCCTTTTTATTTTTACATAATAATATTATAGTCAATGCTACGCATATGCTTGTCCCTAAAAACATTATTATTGCCCCAAACGCAATTAAAAAGTTACTCATTCGTATTCACCTCTCCCATGTAGTATATAATACAGCCATAGTACCATGTATTTCCCCGAATTACCATATATTATGACAAAAAATTTGACTTCTATTTTAATTTATTTGCACATATAATATAAGTATACAAATGACAGCGAATTTGTATAGGGAGGTATAAGGTTGTGGAAGAAAAAAAGAAAGAAATAACAGATACAGTACAAAAGATAGCAGACGAACGCATAATTAACATACTATATGCTTATGTTACGAATCTCATTAAGTAAAACAAACCCCAAGAAGTACCATTGGTATTTGATATGTACCCTCTTTACTGGACAACCAGTAAGGAGGGTATTTTTATGCGTTAT